AGGAAGCTTAGTTAAAACTGCGGATTCTTCAAATCCATACGGACTTACTTATGTAACTGGAAAAACTATGGATGCATCAAGTAATTATATTATTACAACTGCCGACCAAGCTAGTACACCATTTATAGTTCAAAAAACTATAGATGACCCATCTATATGTGCAGTATATAAATTTATTCAACTTGATGGTTTAACATTACTTAATAAACATCTTCCAGGATTTGACGAAAATGGTTCTCCAAATGCTGAAGAAGGAGTACAAAAAATTTATGGAATGTTAGATGATGAAGGAATCAAAAGAGGTTTAATAAATCCTGATATGATCAATTATCGTTATATTGTTGATACAATGGCTTATGGTCTTCAAGCTGAAATGGGTGGAAAGGCTTATCTTTCAAAAACAGCTAAGGCTCGTGGAAAATGTACCGCTATTTTAAGCGCACCCGCAATAGCTCAATTTTCATCTTCAACAAATCCTTATTTCTGTGATATATTTGTAAGTGGTGTAGATCCTACTCCTGTATTTAGTACTGAATATATTCCACAAGGTGGAAATCCAGATATGCCAAGATCATTTAGATTTACTCTTCCAACAGAAGAAAATGGTTCTAAATATTGTGGAGTGTTTGGCCCATTCTTAAAATATAGTGATGGTGGAAAACTTATTAGTGTGCCCCCTGCAGCAGATGTAGCAAACGCATATGTAAGAAAATTCTTAGGTGGAAATCCATTTGTAATTGTAGCGAATAGAAATGGCATTCTTTCAAACCCAGATCTTGCTGGCATTGAATACGCTATTGATAAACAAGACAGAGATTCACTTGAACCATTTGGTTATAACTCAATAATTGAAAGACCATCATCTGGTCAAATTATGATTTACTCTAACGCAACAGCATTCCAATTAGTTAAAAGTGATTTTAATAATCTTCATGTTAGAGAATTACTTAATACAATAGAAATACAAGTAGAAGAAGTATTAAAACAATATGTATTCGACTTTAATAATCCAATTACCAGATTAAATATCATTAATTCGGTAACACCTATTCTTCAAACAATGAAAGATGCTGGCGCATTAATAAAATATGATGTTGTAATGGATGAATCTAATAACACATCTGATTTAGTTGCAGATGGATTTGGCATAATCGATATAGGAGTTTGGGTAACTGGAGCAATGACTAAAATCGTTAATAGAATTACAGTTAACAAAAATTCTGGAGTTAGTTCTGGAGGATTTGTATTTTAATAATAAAAATAAAATAAATTAAACAATATGGGCGATTTCACTTCACAAGGTTCATTCGGCTTATCACATTTTAGAAATTCTCGTGCAGCACAAGAATTAATAGAACCAGTATATTTAAATTTGTTCACGATACAAATTGAATTACCTACAGGTGTTGCATCAACTCCTGAGAATACGAATATGCTCTTAGAGAATGTTCAAACAATCGGAGGACTTAAATCACATAAGTTTCCGGGTTCGCCAGTAGCACAGTATTACAAATGGGCAGCTAGAAGATTCGCCGGTGCCAAACCTTCAGAAACTACAATGGATTTAACATTAGATTTTGAAGTTAACATTGATAAAACTAATAGCGCTTATGTACTTAAAACACTTCGTAAATGGTGCGATTTAGTATATGATCCTCTTACAGGACGTACAGGCATAAAGGCAGATTATGTGGCTCCTTGGATGTTGATTACTATGTATGATAGAGCAGCTAGACCATTCTGGCAATGGAAATGCTATAATGTATTCCCAATGACTGCTCTTCCAGAACCAGCATTAAACTATCAAAGCGAAGAGCTTTATAAAATTCAAGGATTCGGAATCGCCTGTGACTTATGGGACGAAACGATAGTTTAAAAACATACTAACTATTTTTTAAAAAGACTAGAAATTCTAGTCTTTTTGCGTGAATAGCACATTTATTATTTGTGGGATGAGATATATAAAATAAAAATGAATCACCAAAAAGTCTATGAATCTTTAATTCAGAAAGCAAAATCTGAAAATAGAATTAAATCATCTAAAGTATATTATGAATCGCATCATATTTTACCAAAATGTATGAAAGGTTCAGATGATAAAGATAATCTTGTTTTATTAACTGCAAGAGAACACTATATATGTCATAAACTATTAACATACATTTATCCAGATAACTACAAAATATCATGCGCATTTTCGTATATGTCTTATTCAAAAAAATATGATAAATGTGCTACCTCTAGAGATTATCTTTATGCAAAAGAATTAAACGCAAAAGGACCCTCTTTAGAAACTTTGCAAAAACTTAAAAATAATCCATATATGAAGAATAGACCTACTGCGTCAAAAGAAACGCGAGATAAAATTAGTAAAGCAAACAAAGGAAAAATACGTTCGAAAGAATTTAAACAAAATTTATCCATACAAAAATTAGGAGAGTTAAATCCCGCAAAAACTTCTGAAGCCAAATCACATATTTCATTAAAACTTAAAGGGAAATTCAAAGGTAATAATAACCCTATGGCAAAATCATCTCGTAAAAGAGAAAATTTAAATTTATTAGAAGAAAAAGGAATTGAATTAAAGGGTGATATGCATGAATATCTTCGCAAAAAAATTATATGCACCAATATTGAAACAAATGAAAATAATGTATTTGATGGTGTGCAAGAATTATTACATACATTAAAAATTAATAAAAGAAAATATTATTCTCATTTAAAAGATAATAAACCAATTTTAGGAAAATATAATTGCGTAGTAGTGTGAAACTTTGATAGTTTTTCGCTATACTATAATATATAGACTATATAACTTAAAATTTATTCATAATGAGCGACGAAAAAGATAATCAAGAGAAAATTCTTAAAGAATTCGTACAGCAAGAAGAAGCTGCTTCCAATCATTCACAAATAGGCCCTGATATCACAAAGATTGAAGGTGTTAGAATCCCTTGGGAAAGAGAGCTTCCTATCGCAAATCAAATTGGATGGATTCCAATTCCAATTAATGATCTTCCAACAAGAGGATTATTTTATCCAAAAGAAACAGGAATAGCAATACGTTCTGCATCTGGAAAAGAAATTAGACACTGGTCAACATTGCAGGAAGATGATCTTTCTGTATTAGATGATATGCTAAATTATGTTATTGAAAGATGTGTAACTATAAAAGCTAATGTTTCGGAAGGAGGCTATTTATCATGGAAAGATATTAAAGAAGTCGATAGATTCTATCTTCTTTTAGCTATTCAGGAATTAACATTTCCTAATGGAGAAAATAAACTTCAGATTAAAGTTTCTGAAAAAAGTAAAATCGATGTTAAAAAAGACATGGTTAGTTACATTTCATTTGATCCCAAATTAATGAAATATTATAATGAAGACGAAAGATGTTTTATTCTTCGAATTCCAAGTGGCAAACCTCTTATTCTTGATATTCCAAGTATTGGAGTAACTCAGTGGTTAAAACAATATATTATTAGAAAACAAAGAATGCAAGAAACTTTTGATGAAGATTATTTAAATTTTGCCCCATTTGTTATTAGACAATGGAAAGGTTTAAATGATGATGTTTATCATAAATTTGTTGAAGATTCTCTTAGATGGGATATTACAACAATATCATTAATGGTTCATGTTAAAGAATTATTTACAGATACAATCAATCCTGTTATTAAATTCTTTGATGAAGGAGGTATGGAGCAAACAGCTCCATTAAACTTTCAAGGGGGGATTAAATCTCTTTTCCTTATTTCAGATCCGTTTGGACAATTGGAGTAAAATTGAATTTATATTTGCTCATAAGTTAAATACTTCTCCTATAGATTTACAAGAACTTGAATTTTATCGAATTCAATATATCTTAAAAGAATATGAAGAATATGTAGAACGAGAAAATAAAGAATACGAAAAACAACAAAGAGAGGCTAATAAACAGACGCCATCAATTGGAAAAGATTTTGGAGGATTTAAAACGCCAAAGTTCGATATACCTAAATTTGATACACCAAAATTCTAAGAACGCTATAGCGTTCTTTTTTTGTTTTAAGAGATATATAAAATAAATTATCTTATTAATGAAGACATCCCCGGAATTATTAGTTGATATGCTTGGAGTACTTGGACAAATTAGTTCAAAAATAGATTCTTTGAGTGCCAAAAGTGGAGAGTCTACAAATACAGATGCAATATCTTCAAATAAGACAGTTAATGCAGTTAAAAAATTATCTGATACTACAAAAAAATTAAATGAATATTTAATTGTTACAAACACTACAATAAAAAATCTAAATGTAGAATTGCAAAAACCTCATATTATGAATTTTGCAAACAGTGTAATAGAAAAAATTCAAACTCTTAATAATTTAAAAATTGATAAATTTGCTAAATCAATAGAACACTTAAGTAATACTAGCAATAAAATAAAAAAATTAAGTAATTCAAT